ATGGCCGGGGTCGATCAGGTGCGGGTCAGGCACGCCGAAGCGATCAGTGTGCTAGTTGAGGTTCCGCGCGCATGGGAGCGCGCTATCTGGGAGTTTGTGGCGTGGATGACCGTCGAGGGTTACCCGGAAGCGACTCGGACGACCCGGCGTCAACACATGGCGCTGATGGCCAAGTCCGTGCCGGCCGGTCCGTGGATGACCACGGCGCAGGACTGGCGGGCCTACTTCGTAGGGCTCGACGTCGCGGCCAATACCTATCGGTCGCGCCGCACCACGGTGCGGGCGTTCTATCGGTGGGCGATGGTCGCGGGGCACGTGACGGCTGTGCCTACGGAGACGATCCCGCGTGGCGAGGTACCGCGACCGCGACCGAAGCCGACGCCGGATCATGTGCTGCGTGCCGCGCTAGCGGCCGCCTCACCGCGTGAGCGACTGATGATCGACCTGGCGAAGGGTCACGGTCTGCGGCGTGCCGAGATTGCACAGGTGCATCCGGAGCGGGACATGTTCGAGGACTTGGACGGCTGGTCCCTGACGGTGCACGGCAAGGGCGGGAAGGATCGAGACGTTCCGCTACGACCTGCTACCGCGTCGGTATTGCGGGCGATCGGGCCGGGGTACGCATTCAAGGGGCGGATCGATGGTCACTTGTCGGCACGCCATGTCGGTGTCCTCCTGGCGCGGCTGCTGCCTGGTGAGTGGACGGGGCACTCACTGCGGCATCGTGCTGCGACGGACTGGTATGAGGACTGTGGCGATCTGCTGGTGGTCGGTGAGCTGCTCGGTCATGCGGGCCCGAACACGACGGCGCTCTATGTCCTACCGAATCGCAAGCGAATGCGCCAGGTGGTGGAGCATGCCGCCGGGGAGCGGCAGTCTGCTTAGCACCACGACCCGGGTTGGTAGGAGCGCATCGACTTGACGGGCGCGATCTTGTGGCCGAAGTGTCGGTGGGTGATGGCGCGGTATGCGTGCCTAAACCGCCGCACTTCGGCCTTCGTCTTCGCCACGAACAGTGTCTTGCCCTTGTGGGCATAGAACCCGTGGTCGCAGGTCTGGGTCTTGATGATGTCGGGCATGGCGGCATAGCCGGTGTCGTGTAGCGCCGAGTGGCGGTGCATGGTGAACACCCAACCGCCCCGGCAGGATGTGGCGGTGCCCCATTCGTAGTGGACGGCAAGGGGCGAGGGGTGTCGTGCGAGGCGGACACAGTTGGTGACTGTGGCCGGAGTGCTGGCTTGCGCAGGGGTCGGTGCGAGTAGACCGGCGACGCCGAACAGCAGCCCGATCAGCCATGCGATGTTACTCCTCATGACATGAACACTACCTGTCACTGTCTACCTTCGCGGTCGAATTCGTGGCGCAGGGTGGTGACCTCGTCGCGCAGCTCGTCGGTGGTGTCCTGAAGGACCTTGACCGAGAGCGCGAGGCCATGCACGTCATCCTTGATGGATGTGCCGTGGTTGTGCGTGAGTTCGTGCTCGGCCAGGTCGAGAAGCTTGCCGAGCATGGTGGCCCACCGGTGCACCAGTCGGATGAGGTAGCCGAGCCCGGCCACGCCGGCCGCGAGTGCGGCGATGGTGGTGGCCGAGCCGGTGACGTCGATCACGAGGCGGCGCCGTCGTCGGGTACGCCCGGCGCGTCGATGACATCAGGAGTGGCGGTCGCAGTGGTCGAGGCTCTGCCGGTGGCGATGTGCAGACCGGTCAGGGCCGCGACAACGGCAACCTCCGCCGACCAGAGCTCTACCGCGCCGCTATCGACCCAGCCGCGCGAGCGCGCGTAGGCGACCAGCGGCGTGCCAATAGCGGTGACCACGGACAGGACGGCCGCGAGGCGCTTGGGGAGTGTGACGTTCACGGGATTCTCTCCTTCTGATTGGTGTAAACGGTTGGTTGACGCTGTTTCGCCCGGTCAGGCGGCGGCGGTGAGAGTGATCGGGGCGGCGATGATCGGGTGGTCGGTGGTGAGCTTCCGGACGCCGATCACGTCGAGGGCACCGACGTGGGCGGTGATGCCGTGGGCGGGGATGACGGCGAGCTGCATCAGGCCACGGTTGACCGCGAGCACCTGGTTCTTGTGCCAGGTGACGGGGTCGGGGTGGTTGAGGTCGCCGCCGACGATCACGGTCCAGCCGAGCTGGTGCAGGTGCGCCACCTTGGCCTTGATGCGGTCGTGTTCCTGGTTCCAGGTGGCGCGCCGCCATGCGGTGGTGGCGTCCTGGTGGGTCCATGCCTCGGAGACGAGATGGGCACCGATGAAGGCCAGCTTGTGCGCAGCGGGTGTGTGGGTGCGCACGATGGTCATGTCCCGGTCGGGGGTGATCTTGGCGCGCCCGTTGGAGAGGCGGATGGTGTGGGGTGTGCCGGTGACGGCGAGCCGTTGCCCGATGGTGATGGGGTTCTCGGTGCGCCCATCGCCGGGCGTGGCCTTGGCGATGCCGTAGACGTCGTGGCCGTGGTGGTGGGCGACCTTGCGCAGCCGCTTGCGGTAGGAGGCCGGGGCCACCTCACAGGACAGGGTCACGTCCGGATGCAGGCTGAACATCGACTTCATGTCCTGCTTGATCTTGCCGGCGGGATAGACCGGGTTGGAGCAGAAGTTCCCGAGGGCGACAACGAGGCTGTCTGTCGCCGCAATCTTGGCGGCTGCGGACTTGTGCCAGACGGTCACGCCGTCGATGTCCTCGGTCCAGCCGACGAGGGTGAGGCCCCATCGGGCGTGGATCTCGGTGATGGGTACGAGGTCGAACCATCCGGGGCGGCGGATATCGGTGGACCAGCAGCGGCCGTCCCCGGTCGCGATAGCGACGTGGCCGTAGCCATGGCTGCCACCGACCCACCGGACGAGAGCGCCGCGCGGGATCGAGGCGGCATCGGTGGTCGCGTGCCTGTGCCTGGAGTTGTGCCAGTCAGCGGCAGCGGAGGCGGTGCCGTCGCTGGGCACGCCCCATGCGAGACGTACCCGCTTCTGGCACTCGCCGACCCCGAACGCGGGGCCATGGGTGGACTGGTGGACTGCGGCGGCGATGGCCTGCTCGATGGTGGCGGTCATGGGTGCTCGATTCAGTTTCGGGGGAAGATGAGGTTGAGGGCGAAGGTGGTTCCGGCTGCGGTGGCGGCTGACGGCGTGATCTGGAGCTGGCCGTTGGCGAGGAGGTTCACCGCGCAGGGGATGTTGACCGACCGTGCATCTCCGCCAACGTTGTACGTCGGCCGGGCTTCGGGTGGCAGCGTGGCGATCGTGACGCTGGCGTTCGCCGCAATGGCGGCGTTGTAGGTCAGCGTTCCTACGATCAGCAGCTCGTTGTCCGTCGCTTGGTAGCGACCTGGCATCCAGCCGCCGGCGGCGTAGCTGGACCAGCCAGCAGCGTAGGGGATCGGCTTCCATCCGCCACGGCCTCCAGCGACCACGGTCCCGGCGGCGGGCGGGGTGATCTGTGGGGCGGCGAGGGCCTCGGGGGCGGCGAAGCCGTAGGTGACGAGCCACTGGTCTGGCTGACCGATGCGGGCTGTGATGGTGTGCTGGATCGTCTGGACGCGGTGGTTCGCTGAGGTCAGGTCGCTGTGCTGGATGCCGATGACCGAGCACAGGTCCGTCAGGGTCGCGCGGGCGATGCTCTCGGCGTCCAGGACGGGAACGGTCATGCTCGTGACGATGCGCCGGGGTTGGCTGTTGGCGGCCAGGACGTCGTTCGCGTATGCCTGGACGGTCGCCTCGGTGGGTGCGGCCATGTTGATGGTGTAAGTGGCAGTCGCGAGACCGTGGGTGTCAATGGAGCCCTGGTCGACGTAGTACGAGCTGATGGGGCCTGCGGTGCCGGGGTCGACAGTGCCGCCACTGGGCCAGTACGTGGAGACCGTGGCCCCGGTGGCGTCGAGTGAGTTGACCACCACCCGGACAGCGTTGACGATGCTCGACTCGTCGTAGCCGACTTGGAGGTCCGAGTAGGACGGTGGCGGTGCGTCGTCGGCGGTCATCATCACGCGGTCTACTACGAACTCGGCGGCCTCAACCTTGGACCGGAGAACATAGACACGAGGCGTGCCAGTGCCGGTGTGAGTCACGGTGACCGATAGCACCGTGGTAGCACCGGCCGCCAGGGCCACCGGTGCGGAGGTCTTGCCGCCGATAGTGCTGCTCTGTACGGAGATCTTCACGTTGCAGTCGGTGACTGCGGTGACGGTAGCGGCATAGGTGTAGGTCCCCGGGGCCGGGACTGGCGGCAGGGCGGGGTGAATCGCAACGCCCGAGTCGGACTGTCCGGAGTTGGTGGTCGTGACACGGGCCCCACTTCCGGAGGGGTCCAGGGCGACGGTCGCATTGTTGGCGACACCGAAATAGGAAGCACTGGTCAGGAGCGGGTGCCGGGCCAGATTGATGGGCTGGTCGCTGTAGGTGTCGGAGACGGGCGAGACGAAGGTGTCTCCATCCCAAGCGTTGACCACGCCGCGCCGGTCGATGAACGCGACACCGGAGACGGTGTCGCGGGTGGTGGCGAGTTGATCGAGGACGCTCATCTTGTTCTGGGTGTCGACCGAGACGGGAGCAACCACGGTGCTGATACCGGTGTCGCCGTTGCAGTTCCAGGGGTGCGCATTGCCGGGCGCGTCAATGGCCTGCGGGAGCGCGGCGACGGTGGAGTAGCAGGCGGGCGACGGGAGTGCAGCGAGGTCGGAGGCGGCGTCGAGGGCGGTGAGGCTGATCCGGGGTTTGAGGGTGGTGGGGTCGTTGGTGGCGGGTTCGTAGGTGACGGCGGTGTTGAGGATCGTGCCGGTGTAGATGGGCTCCCAGGTATCGCCGTCATCGCTGGTGGCCTGGAGCTGGATGTAGCGGCCGCGTCTGAGTAGGTCGCTAGGGTCGACGGAGGGATCGAGGCCGGGATCGAGGATCGTGGCGGTAAGAGTGCTGGTGTCGAGGGTGGCCCTGGTGGCCGTGATCTGGTTGGCAGTGCCGAGGATGTCGGTCCAGGCTGTGGCGGGGCTGACGTAGTCGTAGCCGTCCGTGGAGAGCGTGGCGGTTGAGGTCGACTTGCCGACCGTTCCGTCCCACGAGTAGACCCAGTTGTCTGCGGCAGCCGTGGATCCGTCGAAATAGCTCGCCGTCGTGCTGGACTGTTCGATCATCACCTTGTCGATGTGCCAGGCCGAGCCGGACTGACCGCGCGGGCTGATCGACAGGTATGGGTAGATCTGCATGCGTGTGGCGCCGGCTGGGGCGGTGTCCACGCCGGAGGTGACGCCGGGGTGATCGATCTCGGCGAGCGTCGTCCCGGCACCGTTGAAGAACCGGACGAGGACGCCGGGCGTGTCGGGGCCGCCGCCTGCCCACACTTGGAAGGCGTAGGGCCGGAGCGGTGACACGGGCATGGATGGGCCGTTGACGTAGGACCGGCCGGACTGGATCGTCGTGACGATCTCCAGCATGTAGCCGCCCACGGGGCCGGTGATGCCGGTGGCCTGGACGCGGGCGATCGACGTAGTACCGGAACCGACCGCCCAGCCGCTGGTGTCCACCTCGAACGATGGGTTGGGCATGAGGTTGTGTCGGGTGGTGGTGAAGTCGTCGGTGGCCGCCGCGGTCAGCATGACGTTGGTGATGGTCACGGATGCGGTGGCCTTGGTGCTGGTCGCGGAGAACAGGATCCGCACGTAGGACGTGCCTGCTGGTGCCTGGGCGGATCCCATGAACTGGGTGCCGGTGGTGAGGTCGCCGGACTGACTCGCCGTGCCGAGAACGGCATGGGTGGCGTCGGAGAATTCGAAGACGGCGGACGGGCCGGTGATCACGTCTGTGATCTGGGTGATGTCGACGCGTGCGCTCACCCAGGTTTCACCCGTGACAGGCATGTATCCGGTCTGGCAGGCGAAGGTGTTCTGGGTGCCGCGCCCGAACGTGATGCCCGGATCTCCGGTCGTGAGCAGGGTGCCGCTATCACGGGTCCACCACCACACGCCCGTCGCCCCGTCAGGGTTGCGCACGAGATTGTTCGCCGCGCCGCTGCTGCCGTCTCCGAGCGTTTCGACTAGGAGCCGCATCACGTCGGCGATGCGGAAGTCGGTGGCGGTCATGCGGCTCGCCGCCTGCGGCCGGTGCGCTCGTAGGCGTCGATGTAGGTGGACAGGACGCGGCCGACTTCCTCGGGCGATGTACCGGGGGCGACATTGACGGTGATGTTGTAGGTGTTGCCGCCTCCACCGAGGGCGTACTTGTTGAGGGGGACGATGGCCTCGCGTCCGCCGGGGTTGTCGCCGATGACGGCGAGGGTGGGGCCGGTGGTGATGCCGCCTTGGGCAAGGCGTGGGATGAGGGTCTGGCCGCCGATGGAGTGGCCGGCGATGGAGACCTTGGGGAGTGTCAGGGGGAGGTGCAGCAGGTCGTTGATGGCGTTCTTGATGCCGTCGGCGATGTTGCTTCCGATGCCTCCGATGCCGTCGATGAGGCTGTGAGCCATGTCGGTGCCGGCGTGGGCGAACTTGCTGGGGAGACTGGAGACGAAGTCCCACAGGCCCTCGGCGGCGTTCTTCACGCCGTCGAAGGCGCCGCCGACGATGTTGCGGAAGGTCTCTGACTTGTGCCAGAGGAGCGTGAGGCCACCAGCGAGGGCGGCGACAGACACGACGACGAGGCCGATGGGGTTGGCGTCCATGGCGGCGTTGAGCGCCCACTGTGCGACGGCTGCACCCTTCTGGGCAGTGCTGGTCACGATGGTCTTGGTGGCGAGCAGCGTGTTCTTGACGATGCTGGATTCGGTGACGACGTTGAGGAGGTCACCGGCGTCGGCGAGGGCTTGGGTTGCGGTACCGGCGACCATCATTGAGTTGCCGAGTGCTCCGACCTGTCCGCCGGCGAGAGAGGCGAGTCCGCCGAGGCCGCCGAGTGCGCCGGCGGCTTGGGCGCCCTTGGATGCGACTCGGTCGGCGTGACCGGCGGTGGTCTCCAGACTGCTGTCAAGTCTGCTGCCGGCCTTCTGGGCGGTGGTGGCGGTCTCGTTGAGGTCGCCGCGTACATCGGCGAGTGCTGAGGTGACGCCGCCTACGTCGCCGTCGACGGCGATGACGAGGGGCTTACCCATTGCGGTTCTCCTCTACTAGCTCTCGTGCGGCTCGCTTGAAAGCGGCAATCTCGATGTCGGTCAGGTCGTCGTATTCGCTGGGCGCGATGCCGTAGGCCAGGCAGAACCGGGCCTTGCGGTCGGCCTCGTCACTGGCTGGGGATCGGGGAGTCATCGAAGCGGGCAATGAGCTGGGCGTCGGTCATGTCGAGGAACTCGTCCCAGGAGGCGCCACCGTGCTGTCGCTTGTGCTGGACCCATGCGGCGGCGACCATGGCGAACCCGAGGTCGCTGACGACCTGGTGTCGTGTCATGTTCAGCGCGCCGGTGACCTGGATCCAGTCACGCTGGGTGAACGTGTCGACCACGGCCTGTGCGTTGGCCTTGGCGGTCGCCATGCGCGGGTCAGCGGGTGCAGTGGGCTGGGCGACGGGCTGGCCGGAGGACTGCTTGGTCATCTGGTCTCCTGGTTGTGGTGGGTGGCGATCTGGTCGAGGGCGGCTTGGATGTGCCTGGTTGGCCCGGTGGGGTCGTTGGCGGGTGTGGTGAGGAATCCTGTGGAGCGTGTGCCGCGTCTGCCGTTGACATAGCCTGCGTAGGCGACAGTGCTGGAGCCGGCGACCACGTATGCCTTGTTCTGCTCGACTCCGGAGCGGACGGTCTGGCCGAGCCGCCCGGAGACGTTGTGGATGCGTCCCCTGGCCTGGTCGGCGATGTCGTCGCCGATGGTGGTGAATGCGGTGTGGAGGTCGGTGAGCTGGTCAAGGGCGGTCTCTAGGGCGTTGGCCTCGGTGTGGAGGTTCTCTAGCTCGATGCCCATGGCGCGCCTGGTCAGCTGGTGATGAGCTCGGGTACGCCGATGACCTTGACGGTGTACTCGGTGTAGACGCGGGTGGTGTCCTTGGTGGCCTGCTGGGTGAACCCGGCGGGCTTGCCGCTGGCCTTGATGGTCATGGACCAGTGGGGCTTGTCGGCGGTGGCGACCGCGTTGCCGTAGGGGCCGTAGACGCAGGCGAACTGGCCGGCGGGGTTGTCCCAGAACAGCTTCCACAGCGATCCGGCGACGTGGGCCACGAGCATCGTGAGAGTGAGAGAGAAGTCGGTGGTGTCGCCCGCCTTGACCTCCAGGAATGTGACGTCACTGGAGTCCTTGTCGGTGGGGACCGGCTGGACCTGGCGCAGGTTGCCGTCGTACGAGATGGGTGCGCCGGACGGGTCGCCGTTGACGATGGGGTCGAGGGTGAAGACGATGCCGTTGTAGCCAACGACGGCCTCGGGAACGGTGTCGGTCATGCCTGGTTCTCCTGTTCAGTCCGTGAGGGTGATGTAGCGGGAGGTGCGGATCTGGATGCCGTGGGCGAGCCAGTCGGCGGTGACCCACGGTTGGGGTTGGCCGATGTTGTCGATGCCCCATCCGGCGGCGCGGATGGCGTCGAGCGCGACCGGTAGACGGGCGTCGAGGTTGTCGGCCATGACCGCGTTGTCGATGGGGTCCTCTAGGAGGTAGACCTCCAGGTTGAGGAGCCACTCGCCGGGCAGCAGGTTCGCCCCGTCACCCGACAGGTAGGGGTCGCCGCCCTGGATCACCGTGGCCGGCAGGTCGATCGAGGCCGGGACGGTGGGGCTGGTGGCCAGGGCGTCGGCGAGGGCCTGGCGGGCGTCCTTGATGCTGGTCATGGTTCAGACCCCGAGGACGACGTAGCGGCGGATGATGGGGTAGGCCGAGGCCAGCGGGTCGGTGGGGTTGCGTGGCCCGGGCGCGTCGGTGGCGGTCATCTGTCCGGCGCCGGTGCTGGTCCGGCCGGAGTCCTTGAGGGCGCGGCCGACGCGGTAGACGCACTCATCGACGGCGGAGACGGGGACATCCCGCCACGCCGTGGCCAGCGCCTCGGTGACGGTGTCGACGGCCTCGGTGTAGAGGCGTTCGGCCTCTGCACCGGAGGCGCCGATCTTGGAGCCGAGCTGGTCGCTGGTCACGGTCGTGGCCGGGATGTTCGCCATCGCTGTCTCCTGTGCTATCTCCTGTCGGGTGTGCTGGGCTCAGGCGGTCTCGTCGGGGGCGACGAGCAGGTCCGTCTCCTCCTCAGCGATGGCCTGGTAGCCGTACACGGAGTAGGCGTTGGTCAGGTTGGTGATGTCGGAGTCGGTGAGCTGGGTGGGGTTGGCCGTCTCGAGGATGCCGATGGCCTCGGAGTGCGCGACTCGGACGAACCCGGTGGTTGCTCCGGTGGAGAACGGGACGATCGGGACGGTGTAGAGGTCACCGGTCAGGCCCTTGACGTTCAGCGATCCGTTCTCGCGGTCCAGGAACATGTCGTTGGCGCTCGCCTCGGCGATGCCGGCGAGCTGCTTGAACATGTCGTAGCCCATCAGGACGCCCTCGGGGGAGAGGCCGTAGGTGTCCTCCAGGTAGATGGCGGCATCGATGAAGTAGGCGCGCCAGCCGGCGGCGGTGGCCAGGTCGTGGGTGCCGTCGCCGGCCAGCGTGTGCGGGGTGGCGCCGACGACGGTGGTCTTGACGTTGGCCTCGGCGCGCTGGGCGTACTTGCGCAGCACGGCGCGGAAGAACTTCTCGACCACGTTCATTGCGGAGCGCTCGACCTGCTGGCGGGACATCTCGCCCATGCCGCCGATGGTGGTGATGGGTGCGGTGTCGGTGTCGAAGACGATCTTGCCGGCCACGAGCGTGTCGCCCTGGTTGGCCTGCTCGCCAACCTGGGTGGTGTCGCTGGAGACGATGCCGTACTCGACGTTCATGCCGGTGGCGGGGACAGCGCTGGTGCCGAAGAACGCGGTGAGCTTCCGGTTGACCGGGGACATGGCGAGGTTGAACATGTCCCCGATCCAGGAGTCCTTGAGCCACCCGTCGAGGTCGCCGGTGGTGCCGCCGGTGTAGGCGAGGGTGGTGAGCTCGGCCAGGGTCGAGGCGTCCTGCTCACGCAGCGCCAGGCGCATGAACCGGGCGAGGTTGAGGGCCTCCTCGTCGCCGGCGGCGAAGGCCTTGAGGAACTCGCCGTAGCGGCGGAACGGGACCTTGGTGGGGCCGGTGGCGCCGGCCAGGGTGGAGGGCAGGGTGTCGATCTTGCGCTCCAGGGCGGTGACGCTCTCGGCGAGGGTCGTGACGTCCTCGGCCTTGGCGAGGGTCGCCAGGTCGATGGTCGGGGCGGCGGTCATGGGGTTCTCCTTGGGGTGGGTTGCGCTGTTGACGGACGAGATGGCGGCGGTGTTGAAGGCGGGCTGGGGGACGACCGAGAACTCAAAGGCCTCGCTGGCGTCGTGGACGAGGAGGTCGCCGTCGTCCTCCAGGTGCCAGGCGGTGGTGATGAGGCCAGCGGAGACCTTGGTGAGCACGCCGTCCTTCATGAGCGTGTGAACCTCGTCGGCCTTGGGAGTGCGGGAGAGCTGGGCGGTGATCTTGGGGCCGGCCGCGGTCTGCTCCACAGTCGGGATGCGGCCGATGGGCAGGCCGAGGTTCTGCCAGTCATGGCCGTAGAAGACCTGGTTGTTCTCGGCGACGGTGACAGATCCTTCGGCCCACTTCTGCCGGGTGGCGCCGGTGGACCAGTCGGTCCGCTTCAGCTCCTCGCCGTAGGGGATGCCGAGGGCGGTGAAGGTGTGGTCGCCCCCCGCGCCATCGGCATCGCCTGTCCCGGCGGCGGCGAGGGTGATGGTGAAGTCAATGTGCTGGGTGAGCGTCTGCGGCTCGGTGGGTGCGGTGGTCATGCGGGGTTTCCTCCTGCGGGAGCTGCGGCGGTGACTTGGGGGTCGGTGATGCGGTCGCGCTGCTGGACGTAGCCGGGGCCGTAGACCTGCTGTGCGATGTAGATGGCGTCGATGTCGGCGCGGGTCTTGGCGTCGGGGCGCAGGAAGTCGGCCAGGTCGAACCGGGCGGTCTGGCCGCGGGGGATGACGTTGGTCAGGGCCTCCTCGATCTGCTGGAGGTAGTCCGGCAGGAGAGTGCGCTTGACGAACGAGGTGTCGACCATCTCCAGGTTGGTGTAGGTCAGGCTGGAGCCCTCCACGGCGGCGAGGAGGTAGTCACCGGGCAGGCCGAGGAGGCGGGCGATGTCGAGGACGCCCCACGCTTGGGCCTGGAGCCACTGTGCGTCCTCGGGGTTGAGCGCCAGGGACTCATAGGAGACGCCGGAGCCGAGGACGCGGATCGAGGGGCCGCCGGTGGGGTTCACGCCGTCGTCGTCGGGGGTGTACCACTGCCGCTTGGTCTCCTGGATGGTGGGCCGGTCGATGCGCTGGTCGGTGGTGAGGACGCCGTTGATGGCGTCGGGGCCGCCGAACCAGTTGTCGGCGTAGTCGCGGACCGCGGCGATGCCCTCCAGGGCGGCGCGGCATGCCTGGACGGGGCCGAGGCCGTCGAGTACGCCGGGAATCTCCAGGAACCTCAGGTGCTCGATCTCGGATGCGGCCAGGTCCATCACGACGCCGTCGAAGATGAGCTGGTAGCGCACGCCGCCGGTGGCGCGGTAGGCGCGGCCGTGGTCGGCGACCCGCAGGCCGGTCGGGGTGCCATCGGCTGCACGGAGGATGCGCCAGTAGGCGTTGCCCTTGAGCAGCAGGTTCACGATGGTGCGGGCCATGAAGCGGCGCCGGGTCATCCACGGGTCGGGCTGCTCGACCAGCGGGGATGCCACCGTGACGCCTGCGCGCCAGGAGTTGATGGTCATGGGCGCCGCCATGTTCGTGACGGTGACGACGCTGCGGTAGAACGCCGGCAGCCCCATCGGCTCGCGCGCAGTGGTCACCCGAGGCGGTGGCGTGACGTTGGCGGAGTAGTCGCCGGTCACACCCTCAGCGGGTGTCTCGCTGAGGGTCTGGAGGCCGAGTGCCTTACGGATGATGCCCACAGAAAAATGCTCGACCCGGGTGTCTCAAGATGAGACAGATCCGCGAGCGGTCAGTAGACGAGGGACCTGGGGCGTTCGTCGTGGAGCGAGGTCACGTACAGGCCCATGGCCAGGGCGATCGTGGTGTCGATGTCGGTGCCCGAGAGGCCGCGGGAGATGGTCCAGCCGTTCTCGCCGTAGCGGCGGCGGGCGCGCGCCGACTGCAGCCGCACGAGCGGGTCATCCGGGTGGGCGACGGTGCGGCGACTGATGAGGGCGTGCGCGGTCTGGGAGGCGGTGGCCATCTCCTCGGCGATGAGCCGGTGCACGGTGTAGCCCTCTTCCTCCAGTTTCTTGCCGAGACTGTTGAGGGTGCGTCGGTCGATGGCGAACTCACAGCGGCCACGGCGCGCGAGGGCTCGGCAGACGTCGGCGAGTAGCTCGGGTGTCGGGGCGGGGATGGAGGCGACCAGCTCGGTCGCGTAGGCGTTGCCGGTGCGGCTGGTCGCGAGCACCGAGGCCCATTCCCATTCCTCAGTGCGCTCGATGGTGTAGACCACGTCACCGACGTGGCTGATCGGGTCGTGGGTGACGGTGGCGGCCCATGCGTGGGTGTTGGTCCAGGCGTCCGCGGCGCCGCCGATGAACCGATTGAGGGTGTAACGGATGCAGCGCTGCCGACCGGTGAGTCCGTCCGGGCCGCGCTGGGTGTCGTTCCACATCTTGACCGCGTCGGCCATGGTCTGCTCCAGGCTGATCCGCCCGCACGCCACCGCCGGGTTGGCGGCGATCACGCCGGCCTCGGTCAACTCGTCGTCGGGTGCCTCCCAGCAGAAGAACCCGAACCGCTCGTCCTCACCGTTGATGGCCTGCTCGCCGTCGCGGTAGAGCCGGATCAGCAGCTCGGAGGAGTCGTCACCGGCGGTGGTGATCCCGAGCAGTAGCGCGTTGGTCTTGGACTTCTGTGCGAGCACGAGCGCATCCCACAGCGCTGCGGCGAGCAGGTGCAGCTCGTCGGCGATCACACCGGACGCGGGCTCGCCCTGCGCGGAGTCCTCGCGCGAGGGGAGCGTGAGGTAGACACCGGACTTGTCGCGCCGCCAGATTCCTCGGGTGCCGGTGGCACGGAGGTCGCGGGACAGGGCGGGGTCGTTGTCGACGGCGTAGCGCACTCGGTCGTAGACGATCTTGGCCTGCCGGTCGACCGAGGCCATGCCGAGCACGCGGGGGCCGCGGACGTGCAGGCACAGGAAGTAGAGCGCGAAGAACACCGCCAACAGGCTTTTCCCGTTTTGGCGGCCCATCGATATCACGACTTGGCGGAACCGGAGTTGGCCGCGCAGATGCACGATTGGCCAGTCGTCGGGATATCGCTCCAGGACGTGCCGGATCAGCCATTCCTGCCAGGGGTCGGTGCGCAATACCGCGGCCTCGGCGATCCGGATGTGTCGCGCCCCGAATCTCAGCAGCCGGTCACCATCGGTGCGGAATACCTCGGTGCCGGTCAGGGACGGGGTGTACCGGGTGGGCATCCAGGAGCCGACCGACACAAGTGGCGTGTCGGCCTGGTCGAGCGGCTGGATAGCGGTGGTCACAGGTGCCGGTCACTCCAGCTCATCGAAAATCGAGGTCTGTCCCGGCAGGTCGCCCGGCACGCCGCCGCCGCTGCTGGCCGGCGGGTGGATGCGCTTGTTCAGCCGCTCGACCGCCTGCAGGTAGGCGCCGGCCATCGCCGCGTTGTCCAGGCCCTGGACGTCGAGCCGCTTGCACAGCGACCGGATGTGGTGGACCAGCGGCAAGTCCTTGGTGCCGATATGGGCCTTTTCGAGAGCGAGATATCCCGAGAACATATCGGAATATGACTCATAGTCCGGGATATCGGTCGTCATTGTCTCTATACCTCTCAGGTCGAAATGTTTTTGGGCCGGATTTTGTGAAAACCGAAGCGCTCTAGCGCTTTGGCCTTGTTGCTCTAAAGAACCGGGATCACGTCACGCAGCTCGGTCAGGTAGCGCGGGTTGATCCAGGCCGCCCGTTCCAGTGTCGAGGCGGTTGTCTCATCACGGTTGATGTGGCACGGCCGGCACAGGGTGCGCAGGTTCTCCACGTCGAACGCCAGCTCGGGGTACTCGGCCAGCGGGAGGATGTGGTCAGCCTCCAACTCCTCGGTCGCCCCGCACACGATGCACGCGTACCCGTCACGCTCCAGGCACTCGGCGCGCGCCGTCTTCCACCGCCGGTCGTTCTTGATCCGGTCGTGGTGCTGACTCACCGCGTGGCCTTGATCCGTGCGACGTGCGGCCGGTGCTTCCTGCCGCGTGGCCGGATGCAGGTCTGGCCAGGCTCGGCCAGGCAGGTGGGGCAGTAGTGGGCGTAGGCGGCGATGCGCTCCGGCTTGGTGGTGGGTGCTCGACGTGCCATCGGGTTTCGGTCCTGTCTCTCGGTCTATCTCACATGTGCTATGCGGTGATGTATGGGTATGCAGTGGGCGGTGTGGTCTCTACCCCCAGGAGTCCCCCACTTTGGAGTTCGCAGTGTCGTTCGGGGTCTCCGATGAACCCACCGGCGCGAGGCGCGTGGGTTGGCACTCGGGGCTGCTCGGCGTGGCCACGCCAGGGCTTGCCCCTGCCACCGGGCCGTTGCGGTGACGCTTTCCCTCGGGACGGTTCCTAAGCCGCCTGGTTCCGGTTCGGCCCCGCTGAGTTGTGCGCCTCGTTTCCTCGGCCCCCGGTCGCGCTCTCCTGCTCCACCGGGGATGCTGCACTCAGTTGCTGATGCCCTCCTGGTAGCGCTTGATGAGGCGGTAGACAGTCGCCCGGGACATCCCGAGCTGACGTGCGATCCGGTCAGCGGGCACACCGCGCCGGCGCAGGATGGTGATGTCATCGACATACGAGGCGTCGAACGTCGCGCGGCCGGCCATCAGAACAGGGCCTCCTGCTCGTGACGCTCGCCGTGGAGACGTGCGTTGGTGGCTGCCGTCTCGCGGTCACGCGACGATGCGCCCGACCACCCGCACGGGCAGCGAGGGACGTAGAGCGGCCCCAACCCCGTCTGCGATGGCAAGGCGCTCAGATCGACTGTCTCCACGACGCTCATCGACTGGCCTCCAGGTCGAATGGATCAGCACCGAGCGATAGCGCCTGGAGCATGCCGCCGAACGTGGGCGGCGGGAACAAGTCCGCGTACTCAGCGTCGGTGAGCTGGTAGACCGCCGCCTGGCTGTTCGCAGCGCCAGCAGCGGCATACGCCGAAGCACCAGACTCGCGACGTGCTTCCCACGCGGCCCGCGCCGAGCGGTAGTTGTCTGTCACCCACTCGCGCCACCAGTGACGCCCGTGGGTCGTGTGCCGTGGGCGCGGGCTCAGGGCCTGTCGCCAGGCCAGCACGGCCGGCTCGTCGGTCATGGCGATCAACGGTCACGCCTCCGCCTGGCGTGGACGCCGTAGGACGGACGGCCCTCGGGGTCGAGACACGGCTCCAGCGGGGCCGCGCCGCATGTCGGGCACGGGCGCGTCAGGTACGCCGGGATCGGGTCAGGCAGGCGCCAGCCAGCCGTCTCACTTGCTGGCATGGGGCGCCTCAAACTCGTGGTCTTCGGACCAGCGCTGACGGCACAGCGGATAGGACAGGCCGCACACGCCACACCGACGCCGTCGCCGGGTCCCGCCCTGGTCGTGCACGGTGATCCGTCCGTGCGCCTCCAGGGATGCCAGGACATCCATCAGCTGCTGCTGAGGCAGCGCCTGGAGCAACGCCACCAGTGCCGTGGTCTGCGCCTTCCGCTGGGCCGCGCTCATCGGCCCGGGTCTGCCTTGTCGTGCTGCCAGATGATCCAGAGGGCGCGGGCCCAGGAGGCGCCGATGAGGCCGCCGAGGACACCGAGGGCGAGGTCAGCCATGGTGGCCACCGCCGAGGAGGTCGTAGAGCCCCATGCCGATGAGCACGCCGCCGAGCAGGCCGAGGAGGAAGGCCACGATCATGCGCCGACCTCCTGGACCCGCCAGCGCCGGCCGACACGCCGAACGGCGTATCGCCTGCCTGTGTGTTGGGCAAGCAGGTTCGCCGCGCTCACTGCGTACGCCCAGGAGTGGAAGCGGATGGTGATCACAGGACCTCATCCACCTTTCGCTGGAGCCAGTCCAGGAACTCGGGGCATTGGCTGTGGTCAGCGACACGCCCGGCGGCGTTCAGAAGTTCTGTGGCAAGGCCGGCGGCGAAGGAGACATTGACAAGCACGCCGTTGGTGGAGGAGAAGATGCTGGCCACGAGGCAGCACGCCACGCCGACACGCTGATCGGGTGTGAACTGGCTGACCCACGCAAGCGCGTCCTTCTGCAGTTGCAGGCGGGCCTGGATGGCCTGCTCACGGCCGGTCACGCGATCACCGCCTTGGCGCTGAGCTGGGGAAGTCGCTCAGCGACAGCAAGCGTCGCGTGGATGTGGGCGAGCTTGAGCCCGACGCCGATGGCCTGGTGGGCCTCGGCGATCTGCTGCCCGAGCCGGTCGCGCTGCGACTGCTCCATCCGCTTCCGAGTGTCGGCGTAGAGCGCCTGCAAGTGCTCCCGAGTCTCGGTCACGGCCTGGAGGTGAGCCTCGGCCTGAACTACATGCGTGTGATTCAT